GCGGCTGGTACACCTTCAACCACTGGCGTATAGGAGGGCTTGAGAGATGGCTATTAGTAGAGCTCAATTAGCTAAAGAGCTAGAGCCTGGCCTCAATGCCTTGTTTGGACTTGAGTACGCCAGGTACGAAAACGAATCTGCTGAGATCTATGATACTGAATCCTCAGAACGCGCATTTGAGGAGGAGGTCATGCTTTCCGGTTTTGGGTCAGCACCCGTCAAATCGGAAGGATCGGCAATTTCATTTGATGATGCGCAAGAAGCATATACTGCAAGGTATACGCATGAGACTATCGCGCTTGCTTTCTCCATTACGGAAGAAGCAATCGAGGATAATCTCTATGACCGTCTCGCTTCTCGTTACACAAAAGCTTTGGCGCGTAGCATGGCCAACACCAAACAGGTGAAGGGTGCAGCTACCTTGAATAATGCTTTTGATAGCTCGTTTACGGGCGGTGACGGTAAGGAGCTTTGTGCTACGGATCATCCTCTTGTGAATAACAATGATCTTCGCAATGAGCCTAGCACGGCTGCTGACTTGAACGAAACGAGCCTTGAGAATGCTCTCATTGACATCGCAGCTTTTGTCGATGAGCGCGGCCTTAAAGTCTCGGTACGTGGCCAAAAGATGATTGTTCCCGCAGCTAATCAGTTTGTAGCGGATCGTCTTCTTGAATCCACACTTCGTCCAGGTACGGCGGATAATGACATTAATGCCACGCGGAACATGGGAATGCTTCCGCAGGGTTATGTCGTTAACCACTATCTAACAGACACGGATGCTTGGTTCATCATGACTGATGCGCCTCGTGGTTTCATCCACTTCGAGCGGATGCCGATGTCTACGAAGATGGAAGGTGATTTTGATACCGGTAACGTAAGGTTCAAGGCCCGCGAGCGTTATAGCTTCGGTTACTCTGATCCGCGTTGCGTGTTTGGATCTCCTGGCGCCTCCTGGCGCATAAAAGATCAAGGGGGAGGGGCAACCCTCCCCCTTTCTATCATCTAGGATTTTATAGCCCTAGCGACTGGCCTAGCAGACGCTTACAAGACACTAGGGCAAAGACCTTTGTAAGGAGGTAACCAGATGGCTAATACAACTTTCAGCGGAGCCGTTCGTTCAGAGAATGGTTTCAAAGTTATAAACGTAGCCTCGACAACTGGGGTTGTTACCGAAACTTCTTCCCAAGCGTCTACAGGTATTTTCACCAACAAGTATATCAAGCACGTTGGTATTGTAACTGGTGTTACAGTAAACACCACGGCTGGCGATAGCCCTGCTATTGGTGAGTTCAGCCAACCTGCCAATACTATTATGACCAATATCAAGATATTTTGTGCCACGGCTCCCGTGATTGGAAGCGGCAATATTGGTTATGAAGTTGGTACTTCCAGTTCTGGGGCTCAGATCGTAGCGGCTGTTGCAGATCAGATTCTTGACGGTGGAACTACTGTTGTACTTGGTAATGTTACGCTACCGACTTTAGTTACGCAGACAGAAAGCACAACTACCGCTCCAGCTTCTGTTCAATACGCATCGGCTGCGCGAACCATTTACTGCAATATCACTAATACAGCAGACGCTACCACAGCAGGTTCGTTTACCTTTATTATTGAATATGTGCAAGTTGCATAGAGGGAACGATCAACCGTAGAGGATGATGGTCTTGTCAGAAGAGATTAAGGAGTAGGCTATGGCCGATACTTTTACCGAGAAGATCATTGAGGATGGCCCTCGAAGACTAGTCAAATCTTTTGCTTACACATATGTTGATACTGGCCAGAGCGCTGTTTTGGCAGTGGATGTCTCTGGCCTATCATCTCTTCAAGATGGCACCGCTTGCGGCAATCTTCGTATCAACAAGATATGGTTCAGCACCATCGGCTTGTCCGTGAAGATTCTATGGGATGCCAGCACTGATACGTTGGCAGTTGAGCTTCCTTCTGGTTATCAAGGAGATTTCGACTTTTCTTCTTTTGGAGGTCTTCTTAATAGTGCCTCTAGTCCCACGGGAGATTTGAGATTCACTACAGTTGGACATGGGGCTGCCGATACATACACGATAGTACTGGATTGTGTTAAAGAGTTCTAAAAACAATGAGCGATATTGAACATAAGAATGAACTCGAACTTGTTGAGATAAGAGGGGAGTTACGATTATTATCGGAAAAGATTGATGTCCTCAAGAATAACGATATTCGTCATATCCAAAAATCGATAGACACGTTCAGTAAAATTCTATGGGCGGTCGGATTCCTTATTCTTGCTCAATTGGCCGTGGGAATTAGGTTAGCTGTTTTTGGTTAAGGAGTAAGATATGGCGACTTCTGGATCGGTTGATTTCAATCTGGACATGGCTGAGATAACAGAGGAAGCCTTTGAGCGCTGCGGCCTCGAACTTCGTACTGGTTATGATTCAAAAACGGCACGTCGTTCTTTAAGTCTGCTTTTTGCGGATTGGTCTAATAGAGGTCTGAATCTTTGGACTATTGAGCAGATCACTCAAACTGTTGCTCAACTATCAACTTCATCTGCCGTTGCCACTTATCCCATCGGTGCCATTACCATGACTGTAGGCGCCTCTGGATCATTTTCCGTTGGTGAGACAATAACTGGAGGAACCAGCGAAGCTACTGCTGATATTATAACAAAACCATCTTCAACTACTCTGACCTTAACTATTCCCAGTGGAACATTTTCCGCCTCAGAGACAATAACTGGATCCTCCAGTTCTGCCACGACAACTGTTTCGGCTGCTCTTAGTTTGTCTGATGTTCAATCCACTGTGGATGTTCTTGAGGTTGTTCTTCGCAGAAGTAGCGAAGATATTGGTATGACTAGAATTAGCCGGCAAGAGTATTTGAGCATACCAACAAAGACCACTCAGGGCCGGCCTACTCAATTTTATATAAATCGTCAAATCACTCCCACGTTGACGATCTGGCCTGTTCCTGAGAATTCAACGGATGCTTTGATCTATTACAGAGTGAGACGTATCGAGGATGCTGATGCCGCTACCAATAATCCAGACATACCTTTTAGGTTTCTTCCATGTCTTGTCGCTGGTTTGGCGTATCATATCTCGCTTAAAAAGGCTCCTCAGAGGACTCAGATCTTAAAGATGTTTTACGAAGAGGAATTTGAAAGGGCCGCATCACAGGACATTGAGCATGGTATTTCTCTTCGCCTTGTTCCAACATATCAGTCATTGAGAGTCTAAGATGTCTAGATATGCTGGCGGGAAATATGCTCTTGGAATATCCGACAGATCAGGACGCGCCTATCATTTGACTGGTATGCTTAAAGAATGGACTGGTATGCTGGTAGGCGCTGATGAATTTGAGGTTAAACAGCCCCAGCTTACTCCCCGGCGTCATATTATCGATCCTCAAGCTTTAAGAATAAGCCGTCCTGATAGAATTGAGCCGGCCACAACGGTTCTTCTTCCTTTTAATCCTTTCAAATCCGGGAGCAGCGGATCAGCCGTCATCACTGTTACGGAACCAGGACATGGAAGAAGCACAGGAGATACAGTGCGCTTTAGAAAAGTAGAATCTTTTGATGGATTTACCGAAAGCGCTATAGAGGATTCCAGCGGATTTTCTATCACAAAGATTAATTCCAATAATTATACCTTTACTTCTGGGAGTGGGACGGCAACTACGGGAAACATTAAGGGCGGCGGTGGATTTGCCTCGGCTGGTCCTGTAACGGTGAGCGCATAATATGGCTTATACTTTCACAACATTAAAAACCGCCATTCAGGATTATACACAGAATACGGAGACGACATTCACGAATCAGTTATCTAGATTTATTGTGAACTCTGAAGAACGAATTCTAAAGGAATGTCAGCTTGATGTTTTCCGTAGAAATGTGTCCGGAAGCTTAACTACTTCAAGTAAGTTTTTAACAAAACCAGAGGCTTTTTTATCCCCTTTTTCTTTGAGTGTGGTTATAAGTTCAGAAAATAAGTTTCTTCTGTATAAGCATATAACTTTTTTGCAGGATTATACGCCTAACCCCGCCACTACAGGAGAGCCTTTGTATTATGGGGATTGGAATGATGAAACTTTAATGGTCGCTCCGACACCCGATGATAATTATGCCGTTGAATTACATTATTTTTATAGACCAACTTCAATCACATCAACTAGCGATGGAACCAGTTGGCTTGGGACAAATGCCGAGTTAGCTCTTCTGTATGGCGCCTTGGTGGAAGCTTATACTTTCATGAAGGGAGAGACTGATTTACTAGGGTTATATAACGCCCGATTCCAAGAATCCTTACAATGGTTGAAGAATCTTGGGGAAGGTAAGCAAACCAGAGATGAATACCGTTATGATCGTCTTCGGAGAGATGTCGCATGATTGATCTTAAAGGAGCATCGGTAGCTTTAGTTGGATTAGGAGATTCTCAGGGAGAATACACCTCCTCCGTGGCTAATGGAGCAGAATACGATGAGGTGTGGGCGATAAACTCTATGCTGGCACCTATTAAGCATGATCGAGTGTTTATGATGGATCCGCCATCAAGGTTTTTTGATACCGATTTAGCCGGCAAGCAAACAGCCGCTCTTAGAAGGGAACTTCCTAAACATCCTGGCCCTATATACACATGTGAACTCGATAGCAGAGTTCCGGGAGCAGTTCTTTTCCCGTTAGAGAAAATCATCGAAAAGACGGGGCTTTGTTATTTTAATAATACAATCCCTTATGCCATAGCTTTCGCCATATATAATGAAATAGGGAAACTTTTCTTATACGGCATAGATTATTCCTATAAAACTAATATACACATGGCTGAATCAGGGCGTGCGTGCACAGAATTCTGGCTTTCGGCTGCTGTTGCAAGAGGTATGAGGATAGATGTGGCTTCATCTTCGGCCCTTTTAGATACTGATGTCCCTATAGAGGAAAAACTATACGGCTACCATAGATTAGATGATCCATTAATAATGAACATAAAAGACGATACTCTTGCCTTGATACAGAAATCTAACATTGAACCTCCAGAACCCTTGGATGCTCAACCGGTTTTATTCGAGAGAAACGATAAAATTGTTTCGATGCAGAGGAAATTATAATGTTTGATATAAGTTCTTCTGTTTCAGTGGGAGATATAGAGGTACTAACTACCGATAATAAAGGTCATTCTATAGAAGAAGTTGCCCAGATGGCAGCGGATAGGATTCTTTATGTTGCTGATGAAGCACCTTCTCCCATACGGGATCAGGCTATAGCATTCAAGGATACGCT